AATGGTGAGTGGAATGGAGAAATTAATGTAGGTCAGGTAACTACAGGAGAAAATACATTACAAGATAATGACTATGCACATCTTAGTATATTGACAGACATGTTGATATGTGCTATTCCTTTAATAGAAAAGGACGATGTAATTAGGAAAGAACTTTTTAAGTTAGTAGAAGAGCAATTTGGAGAGGATAAACCCAGAGTAACAGAACGTAAAGGTAACGTTTTGAAAGTAAACTTTTAGAAAGGAGTCACGAATGGCAGACAATGTAAACAATCCACCACACTATAATCAAGCAGGTATTGAATGTATTAATGCCATTCGTGCTGCTACTGATGATGGCTTTGAGTACTATTTGCAAGGTAACATTATGAAGTATCTCTGGAGATACAAGTACAAGAATGGCTTGGAAGACCTACACAAAGCTCAGTGGTATTTGAATAAACTGATAGAGGTGGTTGATGATAGTTAAGGTATTTCTTACATTAGAGATTGACGAAGAAGAGTACCCTGTTCCTGTGGACGGTTTCATTGACCCAGAAATAGAGGATACTTTACATGATTACATTCACGATGTGGATGGTATTAAGATTAGAAACATGAAAATAATTACACAGGAGTAGACATGAGTATTTTAAAAAAGATACCAGAGTTTTGCATGAGTCACTGGTTACTACGAATACCTTTGATTGTTGTATTTACACAACAGGGTTTAGATAAATTACCAGTAGATGCAGAGACAGCAGCTTCCTTTGACTTGCCTTATCTGGTATGGTGGGTTGTTGCTTATGGAGAATTAGGTGCGGCAATAGGTCTGTTGTTTGGTGGACTCTTTTATATAAAAGGATTCACAGATTGGATAACAGAGATTGGAGACATACTAACTAGGTTTAGTGGGTTTACTATTGGCTGTATTATGACAGGAGTTATTTGGATCGCCCAACCCGAAAGTGTTTTAGACGTTATACTATATGATAACTTTCACGTAATGCTTTGGGTAGGTGGGCTGTATTTTGCATTGAGAGGAAACAGAACATGAACAATTATTTACCAACAGATTACCAAGCATTTATACATACCTCTCGTTATGCTAGGTGGTTAGAGAAAGAACAAAGACGAGAGAGTTGGAGCGAGACAGTAGAACGTTATATGGATAATGTTGTACGTAAGATTGCAGGTGATGATAGTTATATAAATCAAATACGTGATGCTATACTTAGCTTGGACGTAATGCCTAGCATGAGAGCAATGATGACAGCAGGGGCAGCAGCAGACCGTGATAACATCTGCATGTATAACTGCTCATACCTTCACGTAGACCATCCCCACGCCTTTGATGAAGCAATGTTCATCCTCTTGTGTGGCACTGGTGTTGGTTTCAGCGTAGAGCGTCAGTTCATTAGCAAGCTTCCCGAAGTGCCTGAACTGTTCAATAGTGATACTACCATTGTGGTAAAGGACAGCAAGGAAGGGTGGGCTAAGTCTTATCGTCAATTGTTGGCTCTTCTATGGGCAGGTGAAATACCACAGTGGGATGTTAGTAGAATACGTCCTGCAGGTTCTAGACTAAAAACATTTGGTGGTAGAGCTAGTGGACCTGCACCGTTGGTTGATCTGTTTAACTTTACGGTAGCAACATTTAAAAATGCACAAGGCAGACAGCTTACGTCATTAGAGTGTCACGACATTATGTGTTTTATAGGACAAATAGTTGTTGTAGGTGGTGTCAGACGTAGTGCTATGATTAGCTTGTCTAACCTTAGTGATGATCGTATGCGTCATGCTAAGTCAGGACAGTGGTGGAACGAAGCTGCACACAGGGCGTTAGCTAATAACAGTGTGTCGTATACAGAAAAGCCAGATTCAGAAACGTTTATGCGTGAGTGGTTGGCATTAGTAGAAAGTAAATCAGGTGAGAGGGGGATATTTAATCGTGAAGCATCTAAGAAACAGGCTGCAAAATATGGTAGGCGTGATCCTGAACACGAGTTCGGTACTAATCCTTGTTCCGAAATCATATTACGATCAGGTCAAGTATGCAATCTTACTGAGGTGGTTGTACGTGCAACTGACACTATCGAAGATTTGGAACGTAAAGTACGACTGGCTACAATTCTTGGAACTATACAGTCTACATACACCAAGTTCCCATATTTGCGAAAGGTGTGGCAGCGAAATACAGAAGAAGAGCGTTTGCTCGGTGTGTCACTCACAGGGGTAATGGACAACCCATTGATGACCACAAAAAACAAAGGACTGGAGAAGACCCTTGAACATTTACGTGAGGTTGCGGTTAACACTAATGCTATGTGGGCTGATCGCCTTGGCATTAATCCTAGTACAGCAATATCGTGCAACAAACCTAGTGGAACTGTATCACAACTCGTGGACTCAGCCAGTGGGATACATGCACGTCATAACGAGTATTACATTAGAACCGTTAGAGGAGATAACAATGATCCCCTTACAACCATGATGAAGGATCAGGGTATACCTGCTGAACCATGCGTGTTTAATCCTGAGACTACTACAGTATTTAGTTTTCCAATGAAAGCACCACACAAAGCTGTTACTCGTAATGATATGACAGCAGTTGAGCAGCTAGAGACATGGCTGATGTATCAACGGCATTGGTGTGAGCATAAACCTTCCGTGACTTGCACTGTACGTGATGATGAATGGCTAGAGGTAGGTGCATTTGTGTATAAACATTTTGATGAGATGTCAGGTGTGTCATTTTTACCACACTCTGATCATACTTATCAGCAAGCACCATATCAGGATTGCACTAAGGAAGAATATCAGGCATTACTAAAGCAGATGCCAAAGGCTATTGATTGGTCTGTGTTATCTGAGTATGAAAAAGAGGACAGCACTAAGTCAAGTCAAACATTTGCTTGCACTGGTGATGTCTGTGAAGTTGTGGACATTGGAGCATAAAGGAGAAGCGTATGTTAGAACCAATTAAAGGATCATATTATAGAAAATTTCAACCTCAGTCTTACAAAGAGAATGACAGTAAGGGAAAGATAACAATAACAAACTATTTAGAAAGTATTGGACACACTATTCTTGATACGAAAGAAGATTATTCTTTTGATATAAAAAGCGAGAAGAATGGGTGCATGTACTACAGTGAGGTAGAGATGAAGAACCAATGGACAGGTGATTGGAATCCTAGTTGGACTGACATACGCATACCTTATAGAAAGCACAGACTCATAAATAAATATACACAGGTACAAGGTGACAAAACATTTTGTAACTTTTATATTATACGCAGAGACTGTCAGAAAGCTTGGAGAATAAAGGACTACCAACTTACCAAAGAATGTGCAAAGGAGATATGGCTATCTAACGCAGGACGTTACGAGCACTTCTTTCACATACCGTATCAAGAAGCAGAACTAGTAAACTTAGTATAAGGAGATTGCATATGAAACATTTAACTCGCAAACAACGTGGCCTTGGCAAGTATGATGCACCGTTAAAATTTCAACACGAGAAAGGTTATAACGATTTTAAACATGGGCGAGTGTTTAATCCATTCCATAAAGATACTATGCAGCATCGGGAATGGCTACGTGGGTTTAATAAAGCCTACTTTGAGCAACTAAAAAGGGTAAAGGAGTATGAACTTAAAGCAAGAAGCAGAGCAGTTTCTGAAGGAGAAGTACGACATGGTTGATTTTAATTCATATCAAAGATCAGCCGTTACTACAGCAATCTATCCTGCTCAACATAAGATTACCTATCCTGCATTGGGCATGGCAGGTGAGGCAGGTGAGGTAGCCAACAAGGTAAAGAAACTTATTCGGGATGGACCTGACAAAAGACCTGACACATGGCGAGAGGACATAGCCAGTGAGATAGGGGATGTACTGTGGTACTGCGCTGCACTGGCTGACGATCTTAACTTAACGTTAGGTATGATAGCCTCACAGAACTTAGCCAAGCTACAGAAGCGTAAGGATAAGGGAACACTAGGTGGAAGTGGAGACACTAGGTAAAAAAAAAGGGGGAGCTAAATGCTCCCCTTTGTTTATCGTGACATAAGTCCTTTATTTTTCTTTCGATATATGCTCTGATATTTCTTTGCAGTTGCCGTTAACTTGTTTAAAACATCTGGATTAGTAAGATCAGGAGAATCTCCATCGTTTCTATCTATATAATCTATCAACGCAATACGTCTATAATCTTTACTTACTCTATTAAATTCTGATAAAGCCCTTGAGTATTTATCGGCTATTCCCTTTGAGCCACTTTGTTTTAAGAAAGTTTTAAACTGAGAAAGCTTTGTAGTTAATAAAGGTTTCATCTTGGTTTTAAGATAAGCCTCTTTAGATACTTTTTCTTTTTTAACATCACTAAAGTTATCATATTTTTTAGCAAAGTCTTCTTCTATTTTTAACATAGCGTCATGTAATATAGGAACAAAGTCTTTTAGCTTTTCATTTTCAAATGCAGCTACCGCATCTATGTCTGAGTTACTACCCACTCTCCATTTAGGTACGCCATGCCTAATAAAGTACTCTCCTGTATCAGAGTCTTTTGGACGTAGGTTTATACCTAATGTAATTTTCCACGTTGGGTCTGGTCTTTCAACGTCTTCTTCAAACACAACAGACTTATCTTCCATCTGTCGTTCTTCATCCATATCTCTGAAACGATTATTATATGTCTTTTCTATCTCAAGTTGTGCAGCTTCTATTGCATCTTTAGGAGCAGGTTTTATATTTTGTTTATACGTGTTGTCTCTTACACCTAATGATCTTTGTAAGTCTATTACTTGACCAAAACCAGTTAGGAAAGAATTAAAATAGTTAGATACTGCTTTTGCCGTAAGTTCTGTAGCCTTTTTACCACCAGATATATCCATACCGTCTGCTATCTGCGATATTTCTTCTATTATTATATTACCTGTACCTGTTCTAAATGTAGTACCTGCAAATGTTTCTGCAAAGTCCTTTGGATTCCAAAACACAGAGTCAAATGTACCTTCATTTATATGCTTTAAAGCTTCACCTATGTACAAAAATTGTCTCATGGGAAAAATAGGACTAGTATCTACGGCATTTTCTCCTGCACCAAACTTCTTGTAGTCTTCAGGTGCATTTTCACTTGTTCTATATTGATACGCTGCACCGATAGCTGCAAGACCTACAATGTTTCTCTGTAGTGCCTGTCTATCTTTTGGTGTCATCTTAGTTATCTTACTACCTGTAGGATTAACTATGTCCATCATCTTTTTAGTAAGAGGTATAGCACCACCTGCACCATACTGTGCCATAATTTCCATACTGTTAAACATAAAACGTGGGAACTCAACAACGGTAGTTAAAGGAACGCCAAATACTTTACGGCTAGTCATTATGTTTGTTATGTCTCTAAATAATTTATTGTCAGGTTGTTTAGCATAAGTGACAGCAAGAGACTGTTCTATAGAGTCATTTACTAATGCAACAAAAGAACGAGCACCATCTGGTCTTACAGTAGATGAGTCATTTAGTAGGTCAGGAAGTTTACCGTCCTGTAGTGCATCAATTAAATCTATATTGTATTCTTTTTTAGCTAACCTTTGTAGCTCACTAAAAAATACACCACGTCTTACTAAATGTTCCTGCCATCTGTTTGCAAAGTTCATTAACTCCACTGTGTCTTCAAGTGGGTTCAATAGTTTGTCAGATAAACCACCTTCACCTCTACCTGTAGCAATTCTAATTTCGTTTAGGTTATCAAACATACGAGATGCCTGTGCCTCAAACTCAGGACGATTTAATAATAAATCAGAATAACCTTTAGCTACGTCAGGACGAGAGAACACATATTTGTGTGCAGCAAAACTATTCTTCCAATTGTCTTTATCAAATAGTGCTTTAGTTGCACCGACAAAACCACCTTGACCATCAAGCACACCACCTTTAATAGGTTTACCAAACTCATGCATTACCATATCGGCCATGTTGCCAAGACTTTCCATAGGAATACGAATGGCTGCACTCTCAAGGTTACGCATTGCTGTAGCAATTTGGCTAACCATAGCCCCACGTCTTACATTTTCTAAACGTGTACCTGCCTGTGATATTTTATTCTGTGCTTCAATGAGTTTCTTTTGTGCTATGTCATCTATCTCACCTACAGGTCTATTACGTTTTATTTGTTTGGCTATATTAAGTAATTTACCTGCGTCACTAAAAGAACCTATAGTAGTGGATATATATTCCTCAAAAGACATACCAAATCTAGCTAGTGTGGTAATTAACTCCTCAGTTCCAACTAACTCTTGATCTAATGTAATATCTAACAAAGATTCTATAACACCTTTTTTAGGGTCTTTAAACGCTTTGTGATTTGGATATTTTTTCTTAAAGGTTGCGACTATAGCAGTAAGACTGTCTACGCTATTTGGATTTAGCACTGGAGATAATAAAGCATCTTCAGCACCTATTAACTGTGACATCTGATCTGTTACTACAATTTCATTACCATCAGCATCTTTCTGAACTTCAAATAAATCGTTTCTAGTTTTTCTACTTGCTTTACGTGCTAAGTCATAATCTACTGTTAAATTACCACTGTCATCTTCTATAGATATTATCTTATCTTGATCAATTATTTTTCCATCTTTATCACGAGCACCTGTGTTAATTTCATAGTCTATAATAAATTTATTTTTAATGTCTGGGTTTTGTTTAGCAATTTTTGCAGCTTCTATACGTGCCTCTTCTCTTGCTTGTTGTGTAGCAAGCACAGCACCACCTACATTATTACGTCTTGCTATTTGATATTGCTTGTCATATTTAATTGCATCTTGATATGCTTTTATACCACCTGTTTTTAATGGAGTTATCTTACCCATAAAAGGTAAAGTTTCAGTAAACTCTAATAATACGCCTGTATTGTCAGCTATTTCTTCTGCTATTTCTTGGGGTGTGTCACCCACATCAAATCTACCACCAAAAGATAGTATACTTTTAGCTGTTTCAAAACCTATTCCTGTATTTTGTGCTGCCTCAAGACCCTCTTGAACTAAATCTGTATAAGCTGATGCGGTTAATTCAATGCCATTGGCTAACATGTTTAATGCGTTGTAGCCCTTTTCTCCTGTCAGGTCTATAAATTTATTTAATACAGGATTTTCTTTTAAAGCCTCTGCTAATTTTGGTTTTATTTCCTGTTCAAAAAACTCTTGACTTGTAATGCCCTGCTCTTTTAAATAGGCTTCCATGTCTTCCTTATCTTTTTTAATTTCAGCCATACTTTTTTTAGTACGAGAAAAGTTTTCTTCTGTTTGTTCTTCTACACTTTTTTCATAGGCTTTTACTTTATGCCCTTTATATGTGTCAGGAGGAGGTTGCATACGTTTAGCATAATACTCAGCATATATTGGATTATCTTCAGGTGCTACATTTAATGGCTCCTCTGACACAACAATATTGTTTTGTTTTTCTACATAAGTTTCTGTAGCTATGGTTGCTGTATCTTTATTATTATTTTGTCTAAACTCTTGCTCCATTTTTTCTCGTAAATTCATGGAGTCATCTGTATTTGTAACCTCTACTTTTTTTTGAGAAATAGGTTTTTTAGTAGGGGGCGTTTCTCCCCTATTACTTTTTTGGAGTTCTCTATACTCCTGTTCCATTTTTTCTCGTAAATTAGTCATGTTAATTATTAGGAGTTACGTCAGTATCAACAAGGATAAACTCTTTATACTCTTTACCCATCCAAACATATATATTTTTTACTACATTATTATTGTCGTCTGTAACTAACATGGTATAAATATCACCCTCACTTAATTCAGATGCTTGAGGAATTTCTTGAAGATTATAGTTTTTTACTACCTTACCCTCTGCATATTGTTTTCTACCAAAGTTTACTAAATTTGTTTTCGTAGCTTCTTCTTCACCTTCTAATCTCATTAATATGTATGGGTCTGACATTCCAGTAATTGATCTCCAAGAATCTGCTGCTCGTTTTACTGAGTCATATAAAGCAACATAACCCTCACCTACTCTACCTTCAAACTGTTGCTCTAAATCTCTTTCAAAATCTACAGGAAAACCCATATTCATCATTCCCTGTTGTTTTTGTTTTATTAAATTAGTTTCAAAAGCATTTGCATCTGTTGCTTTTACAACCCCTTCAAAACCTGTACCAGTATCTACTTTATCTGCAATTTGTGCATTTGCTTTCTTTTTCATCTGTTCTAAAATTGTTTTTTCTTCTTTTTGTAATACCTCAAATTTATCTTTTAAGTCACCTTGAGTTACGTCACCACTGTTCATCAAGTCTATTTGTTTTCTACTTACTGAATCTAACATAACACTTAAACTTTGTATCTCTTCATCTTCTGGCTCACCATATATAGTTTTAATAGCGTCTGCGTTCCAGTTAAACCCCATTGGACCTGCAGGTACAGGTGAAGCTCCTGTTAATGTTTCGTCCATATTATCAAAAGAAGAACTCATGCTATACAAAGTACTTACATCTGCACCCTTTTCAACTGCTTTCTGTGCTATAGTACCTGCATGTAGTACCGCCTTATCACCACCTCTTGCTATCTGTGCAGCAGCAGCCCTGTCATAACCTACAGTCATTAAAAAATCTACATTCTGTCTTTGTTCTTCTCTTTTTGCTCTACGCTCTGCTGATTTAGCTAATCGTTCTCTAGTGGCCGCTTCTGCATCCATTAGTTCTAGCTTATCCATTTGAAGCTGACGCTGTGCTATATTTTCAGAAGCTGCTCTACCTGCACCACCAAGTGCAGCCATTAAATTAAACCCCATCGGTATTTCTCCTAGACATTAATCCTACACTAGGTTCTTCTAGTTCCATTTCCATTTGTTCTTCTTCTTCTTTAGGCTTGTTTTTACGTTTGTCTATAGCTTTTTCTGCCATCTTTACAGCGTTAGCCACCAAAGCATCACTAGGTTTATCACTACCAATTTTTTTGTTTGTACCCGACTCAAACTTAACGCCTGACTCTTCAGCTAAATAAGCCATAGTCTCCATTAAAACAGGCATAATTAATATTCCTATGTCAAGACTATGCTTACCTTCCATTACACCACTAGACTGTATTGCATTAGCCAGTGTTGTTAAAGGAACTCCTGTTTCCATCACGTTAAGTAAATCATCTAACATCTCTGGATTAGTTAAACGAGGAATATAAAACTCTAGTGCTTGCTCTACTGTGGTATATTGTGGTGGCTGTTGCCAAGGTCTGTTACCTAATTCAGCAGTGAGAGATTGTCCTGCAATAGGAGCATCTATCATTGGAGCTAATCTATCAACCATTTCTTAAATCCATTCTATCTTTACGTATTATACTAACGTATTTTGCTATACGTTGATTAACACTCTGTTCTTTAGACATAGTGTCTGTAGAAACATTACGTGCAAGTAAACTATTGCTCATTTGTTTTTTAGGTTCACCTTCTTTTGATAAAGGTAAGTTAGCCATTGTTAAAAATGCAGCATTATACATTAATCATCCTCCTCATTTTTACCCAAAAAAGCCTGGGAAAAGTCCTTCAGCTATAGTACCTGTTAATGTGCCTGTTAAATCAGATGTAAAAAGATCACCAATAAAACTACCTATACCTGCGGATGATTCAGCATCAGCTTTAAACTCTGCAATAGACATTGATGTATCTGCCTGTAACTGTGCGATAGCTTGAGCAGATATTCTGCCACGCTCATTCTCGGCAGATGTCCATGCCCATTCCATATTGTCAGCATAGAACTGCCACAAATTATTATATGCAGCTTGTGAATATCCTAGTAGTGCCTGTGCATTTATTTCGTTAGCACGATTAACTGCTGCTGTATCTGCTGTAGCTATTTGTCTACGCCATTGAGCATTAGCCTGATCAATAACTAATCTGTTGTTAGCATTAAACTGATCACGTTGATTGTTTATTTCAGCGTTAAATCTTTCAATAACATTTACCTGACCTGCATTAAACTGTGCCTGTGCATTTGCTTGTGACGCATTAAACTGTGCTGTATTAGTTTGTAATTGTGCAAAAAATTGATCTGTTTGATTTTGTGAGGTTGCATTAAACTGTTGTGCAGCATTAAGTGCAGCCTGATCTGTAAATAAAGACTGTACACGTTGTTGAGCTTTAAATAATTCTACTTGCTGTTGATTAGATAAGTTAGTAAGATCAGCCTGTAAAAAGTTTTGTGCATTTTGTACAGCAGCCTGTTGCCTATTGTTTAAGTTAGCCATGTCCATGTTAGCTAGTGCAGATGCCTCTGCTAGTATCATAGCCTGTGAGTTAGACAGGTTAGTTAATTCCATTGTATTTGCTATACGTGAATTTTCTAATGCTACCTGTTGTTCAGCAGTAAAGTTCATATTAGCTATGTCACTAATCTTAGCCGCATTAGCTACACGTGCTTGAAAACCTTGATCAAACTCCATGCCCAAAAACTGTGCTCTTTGTTGTGCAGCAAGTATAGCACGTTGTTGTCTGTTTGACAAGTTTTGTTGTTCAAATTGTGCAGTTACTTGTGCATCCATTTGAGCAATAGGCAATGCAGCTTCCATAGCTGCCTGTACAATAGCTTGTCCTGCTAAACTAGATGCACCTAGACCACGTGCAGCCATTGTAGCTGTAGCTGTACGCATAGCTCCTGCTGCCCATGAAGGTGTATTACCACCCTCAAACTGAGACATTAATGTTTCTAGCTGACCTTGTACTGTAGCTTGTTTAGTAGGTGTAGCAGTTGCAGCTTCTATTTGTTCGTTAAATGCTGCAGCAGTTTCTGCATTGGCTACACCAGATACTAATTCACCTTGTTCTACCTGTCTTTGCACAGGATTATCCATTAAAATAGCTGTTCCTTGTGCAGCCTCCACATTAGCTACAGATGTGCCTTCTTGTTGTGCTGCAGTAATACTTGCTATTTGTTCTATCTGTGCAGCTTGTGTTTGATCTGCTGCTGCAGTAACTGCACCTGAAGCCTCTATAGGTGACATTAATGCTGTTTGCCCTGCAATAGGCATCATGGCTTGATCAGTTGTAGCTAGTGCAGTAGGTATTGCTACTGATCCAGATACTTGACCTGAGTAAGGAGATACAAGTTGATCTGCAGTTACCTGTGTACCAACTGGAACTACAGTTGCACCTAAAGGAAGTGCAGGTGTTTTAGCCAGTTCTTCTTGTACATCTACTAAATTACCTGTATACGTTTGTTGTTGTGGAATATACTGTTGATTTAGCACACGAGGATCATACTGCTGTAATGGTATCGTTGTACTTTCTGGTTGACCACCATTACTAAACCTTTGCACATAACCACCTTCTGCCATTTGTTTAGCACTTTCTGTATACTTATTCATTTGTTCTTTTTTTTCTGGGTTTTCATTTAAAAATTTATCAAACTCTTCCATGTCACCTGTGTAACCAAGACTTTGTGCAATACGTTGTTTTGCCTCTGGTTTAAAGCCACCAAATTTTTTACCTGAAGGTTTAGGTAACTCAGGCACAATACCACCCTGCGCCATATTAAACTGGGGAGTAAATGGTTGCATAGTAACAGGGTTATTTATTACAGGATTGTAACCTTGTACAGGTGTAACAGTAGGCGCAGGTGTAGTAGGAACTTGTGATTGAAATGGCATCTGTCCTGCAGGTTGTTGATTTACAGGATAGAAACCAGAAGGGATAGGAGTTTGAGCTTTACCATTTATAAAGGTAATACTAGTTGTCATACCTGCATTATTACGATACATACGTACATCATATTGTGGTGCACCTGTAGTATTAGCTGTTTGTTGTTGTAAATTATTTCCTATCATGTAAGTTTGACCTGTTTGATTTGATAAAATACCTGTTGCATCTTTTGTAAAAGTACCAGTTATAGGGGCCATAGATGAAGATGTAAAACTTGAATCTTGATAACCTTGCGGTAATTGAAATTGATTTGAGTCTTGAATTGGTTGCATAGTTCCAGTATCTGCACCTGTACCACTATCAGGGCTACTTCCTATAATCTGTGGAGTTCCAGTACCAACAACATTACCACCTTCTATAATTTGAAAAGATGTATTTTGGGTAACACCTGTAGTTAAAGGTTTTGATGTATTTGATAAATTATTTACAAATTCATTTTGAAAAGGGTTGTATGTTTTTTGTAATGTATCAAAAGCTTGTTTAATGTTAGGATTTACATTTTCTCCAGTTTGGAGTGCTCTAGAGTCCATAGCTGCAGAAACAGAGTTTACCCAAGAGGTATCTTGTACACCAAAACTTTTTAATGTATTAGCCATTTGATCTGCGTTGCCAGATAGGTTTCTTAAAACTGAACCATTGCCACCTACAATATATAAGTTAGGTGGTGATTCTACAGGTTTACCATTTGCATCTATAACAGTATTACCTTCTTCATCTTTTTGATACTCACCTGCTTGATAAGATACGGTAGTACCACCATACATTTGAGATGTAGCAATCTGTGCAGCATCTGTAAGTTTATTAGCATCGTAATCTGAATCTGAAACTGAAACATTAACTTTATAGCCCCCAGTAGGAACCATATGTTTTTCTCCTGTAATTGGGTTAACAAGAGTAACAGCAGCTTGTGTAACTATTGCACCTTTTGGAGGTGGGGTAATCCAATCAGGTAATGGACCAACTGAAGGAGGTTCATCGGGGTCAGGAGCAACAGGTTCTGCTTTAGCCGATTCAAAAATAGCGTTCCAATCACGTGTATCTGTATTAGAACCTACAACACCATAAAGTAATTCACTTGCTTGAGAAGAAAAACTTGCACGTTCTTCACTGGTCATTTCTTCTAAAGGTTTTCCACCTAAAGCTTCGGCCACTTCACGTGCATTAGGATTACGTGGATTATTAGGATCGTATCCATAGTCAGGGTTTACCCAATCGGGTATATTATTTGAATTATTACCTTGAACCATATTTTATTCCTTATTTACCCATTGTCATCCACACTGCACCTGCAATAAACGTCAACAATGCGACAGTAGTTAATTTAACTATAGTTGACCAGATAGATTTACGTGTATCACGCCATGCCTCTAGTAAACTTCTCATTTCTATAATATCTTTTTGTGCGTCATCATCAAGTAGACCAATAGAACGTAGGGCTTCTTTAGCCCCACGCCTAGCTGCTTTGTCTAGCATATCTTCCAGTTCTTCTGTGGTAAGTTTAATGTCTGCCATAGTTTAGCTCATAAATGCTAGAGTGTCAAGCTGCTTCTTTTTCTTCTTCTTCTGTAAGTTTAGCAGACAAAAGATTTGCAAATGCATCTCTACCTACACGTAGTTGATCTAAATTAAATTTTGATGCGTTAATTTTTCTTTCTAAATCGACAATGTGATTTACCATTGTCTGTTGCTCTTGAGTCATATCTTCTACGATATATTCTTTATCATTAATAGTGATTGGGGTCTTTTTATTTTTTCCCATTGTGCCATTCTCCTTTTATATTATGGTTTTGTAGGCCAGTCATCTTTTCCAAGATTAGGCCAGTTACTGTGATCAGGTAGATCACGTAATGCTTGTCTGTATGTTTTCATGTCATTTGACATTGTTACATCAGACAGCGCATAAAAATCTGTTTCTTGTAGCAACAGGTTTCTATATTCTCTTTGTTCTTGTACTAATTCAGTGTCGCTTTTTGATGGTGTTGTAAAGGATGAACCGTTATAAGTATCATTAATTTTTGCTGTGTCACTTTTAATCCAATTACTCTCAAGGGCTGAATCTGATTCAGCAATATTAATTACTACATCATCTTTAACTATTGCATATCTCATTTTCTACTCCTTTACCATGCGGAAACTCTAATCCGACCTGCTGCACCTGCTCCACTATTTCCAGTATCAGCAGCACCACCGCCTCCACCTGGGGCTGTACCTGCTGCACCATTTGTACCGTCAGAAAAACCTTCACCACCATCACCACCAAAAACTGATGTACCACCATCTCTATTGGCTGTTTTGGCTCCTCCACCGCCACCACCACCATAGATAGTTTTACCACCAAAACCATTGGCTAGACCACCTTTACCTGCATAACTAACAACTACATTATTATCTACACTGCTTGAATTTGAGCGATCATATGGAGCACCTCTACCTGCGGTGTTATTTTTTAAACCGCCTTCACCACCTAAAGCAGTCAAAAGAGAACCAAAGGTTGTTGTTCCACCATCATTACCTGTACCACTACTAGTTAGAGAAGCACCACCTGCTCCAATCGTTACAGTTTCAGTTGAACCAACGTCACTTGCTCTAAATAATTGCGATACATAAGCACCACCACCGCCACCTTGTGCGCCATCACCATCAAAAGAACCTTTTCCACCACTACCACCACCACCGATAGCTTCAACAAAAATATAATTTACACCACTTGGTTTTGTATAAGTACCAGAAGATGTAAACTCTTGAAAATCTGCTGAACCACCACCACCAATGGCACTCCAAGCACCTCCTGCATAACCTTCAAAAGCATTATCATCACTGTTGTACCTAAACATACCATTAGCAGCAGAACTTGTTCTTTGTGCCGTAGTTCCTACAGGTACTTTAAAAGACCCAGTTAGAGAAGATACGAGGTCTGTTGAAGTTAAATCTAAACGTTCAGCTCCACCTACATAAAACTCCATTTTATTACTAGTTTTGTTACCTGTAATTGCAGGTCTAGAAGAACCGCCTCCCCAACCGATAAACTGGTCATTATCTATATCCATACCTGCACTAAAAGTTTGCTGTGCTGTAAAGTCTTGAGCACTTGAAAGTAATGCCACTGTACCTGTAGCATCTGGCAGAGTTATTGTTCTATCAGCAGTAGGGTCTGTTACTGTAACAGTCGTTTCATTTGTATCGTCTGTTGAACCCTCAAAAACAATATCTCCTGATAATGTACCTAAATTGGTAATGCTTGAAAGGTTTCCTGTAGTTATAACTGTACCTGTAACATCAGGAAAAGTAATTGTTCTATCAGCAGTAGGGTCAGTAACATTTAAAACAGTTTCGTGATCATTAGCACTAGAGCCTTCTATAGTAAGACCTGCATCGTTTAACTTTAAACCAGTTACTGTAGGACTTGTAAGAGTTTTATTTGTTAATGTTTTTGTTGTAGCTGCAAAATAAGTGTCGAGTAAATCTACGTCAAAATATCCTATACCTCCACTACCACTGTTGGCAGATGCATCAAGTATAGCAATAGCATCTGCTGTTGCAATAGCAGTGCTTGTATCAACTGTAATTGCTGATACATCTGCTACTGCATTAATTTCTTCACCTGTGGCAGTAAGATTTGTAACATTGTTAGCAGAACCTGCTACTGAGTTTACGTAAGCTTTTATAGATTGTTGTGTTGCAAGTGCAGTGTTTGAATCTGAAGTAAAGTCATCTTCATCTTTAATGGATGTAACTGTAGAGCCTGAAGCAAGAGTTAAACTTGTATTAGCTGTTATACCACCACCATCAGCAATGGTAATAGCATCGTCACCATCTGTAAATGCTATCTTAGCAGTTTGTACTTCTCCACCTACTTTAATATCTCCAGATACATCCACACGAGTAGATGCATTTAAATCAATAATAGCTTCACCATCAATAGTTAGCGTACCATCTGCTGATTGATGTATAAAAGATGCAGTGTCACCAAACTGAATTTTATTTGTACTATCCATTAAAATGTTGTCAGAGTATTTAAAGTAATCCTCGTCTTCCATCCAAGTAATAACACCGTCATTACTGTTAGCATTGAATGTTAAAACAACATCTGTGTCTCCACCGTTACCAACAGATAAAGCATCTGTTTCTAAATTAATACCACCACCAGAATCTAATGTTACTGTTGTACCTACAGCTTCAAATGTACCGTCAGCAGTGATTGTAATGTTAGCTGCAGCAGCAGCAGTGTCTGTAGTAGTAATAGCTAGTGTACCATTTGTTCCTACAGTTAAAGTAGCTGTATCATCTGTAGAGCCTGTCATGGTAATAACTTTACCATCCACAGCTACATCATCTACTGTTAAAGCAGTAAGCGTTCCTAAACTTGTAATATTTGTTTGAGCAGCAGTTTGTAATGTACCCTCTACATTAGCCACAAGAGTTCCTGTGCTAATAGTAAGGTTTCCTGTAGATGCACCTGTAAATGATCCTGTGCCTACAATAAATTTATCTGCAGACTCATCAAAACCAATAAAGGCATTGTCTGCTGAACCACGTTCAATAACAATACCTGCATCGTTAGATGGAGTACCTGTTGTTCCTGTACCTAATTCTATAAGAGCATCTTCAATTGTTGTGTTAGTTGTACTAATAGTTGACGTAGAACCATTAACTGTTAAGTTTCCTGTAACAGTTAAGTCTTGAGTCATTGTAACATTACCACCAGAGGCAATTGATATTGCATCTGTGTCACTAGCTGAACCTATATTACCACCATCTGATATTATAAGATTACCACCAGTAATATTTCCTGTAGTAGTAATTGTGCTAGAGCCAGTATCAATAGTACCAAAACCAGATGTAATAGAACCTGAGTCAAGAGCACCTGTAGTTGTAAGATTTGATAATGATGTAATAGAACTTCCCACATAAGTAGAAATAGCTGTGGCTGCAACTTGTTTCATATCGCCATCATCGTTTATTACAAAACGATCTGCATCTGCTATGGTTACTGAACTTGCTGCGGTATCACCATCTAATATATTTAATTCACCTGCTGTAGAACTAACAGCAGTATTATTTATTGCTAATTTACCTGTAACAACATTAAATGTGCCATTGTCTTCAATTCTAGCTACCTCTGTTCCATCTCTTTGTTGAAAAATAATATCTTTAGCATCTACAATAGGTTTAATAATTACATCACCTGATGAGTTAGTAATTCTAAGTACTTCTGTGCCATCATCTTGAAATTTAAAATCTCCACCATCGGCATCTAAAATAATATCTCCTGCTACATCTACGGTTAAATCTCCAGAGCTAAGATCAATTTCAGTTCCATCAATAGTAATATTATCAATTACCACACCTGCATTAGCTGTAACTACACCAGTAACTCCTAGTGTTCCTCCTATGGAAGTATTACCAGTTGTATCTGCAACAGTAAATTTATCGGTGTCCATAGTAAGACCACCATTAAGTGCTACTGCACCTGAAGCTGTAATTGCTGTAAATGTACCTGCACCTGCACTGTTAGCACCAATAGTTACACCATCGATTGCACCACCGTTAATATCTGCAGTAGTTATTGTAGTTGTTCCTGAAGCTGTAATATTAGTAAATGTACCTGCAGCAGCACTGTTACCACCAATAACAGCACCGTCAATTGTACCACCATTTATATCAGCAGTATCAGCTACAAGATCATCTATATTTGCTTGACCATCAATGTATAAATTACGCCACTCAGAACCTACCGCACCAAGGTCATGCGTATCATCAGCAGAAGGAGTTATAGCAGAGGCAACATCAGCAGTAAGAGTAACTGTATCTGTAGCTGCATCACCAAGAGTGGTGTTTCCGTTTACTGTTAAGTTTGCGGTAATAGTAGCACTTTCATCTACAGTAAGTGTATCTATTGTAGCTGTGCCATCAATAAATAAATCTTTAAATTCTAAACTAGATGTACCAAGATCAATGTCATTATCAGTTACAGGAACAATAACGCCATCTTGTATTCTTATTTGTTCTACAGCAGAAGAAGATACCTCGCTAAAAAATCCAATACGATTATTAGATGTATCTATTGCAACTTTGTTTAATGCATCACTATCTGCAATTAATGGTACGTATGCACCTTCTTGAGTGCTTCCATCATGTTTATGCCCTGAATCTTTATTAAATGCATCTCTTAATGCATTATATTCTGCATTTACTGGTGCAGCTTTAATAACCGCATTAGCAATAATATCTGCTGTTGATTGTCTTGAATAACCTGCCATTTTATAACCTGTCTCCTACTCCAAATGTAATCACTAAACCTTGAATACTATGTGATGCACTGGAATCATTAGTAACGAATTTAAAAGATGCGGATTTACCTGATCCTTCAATATTAGTTCGTTGTACTGGTGATGGATTACCATCAAATATTGCGGTGCTATCATACGATACTTCATTATAGTATGCTGCTGCACCTTCTGTCGTTAAATTAAAGTTTGTTGGATTAAGTGTATCTACATTTTCATAATCATATACAGCCGACATAACTATTTCATTATCACCTTCAGAGCGTAAATATGTAGCTACACTATAAAATATTTTTCGTTGTTCAGGGTCTTGTAAATAGTAAAACGGAGTTTGAAATAAACTAAATATATCCGTTCCTGCAAAATCGTTACCTCTTTCTTGCCTATGTACTTTACCGTCTGAATCACCATGTAATACAAACTCGTCTTGCCCTATATAAGCACTATCAGAACAAGTAGCTGTAATACCTAACATTTGACCATATTCAAACTGTAAACCATTAGGTGTTTGTCTAAATCCACCAATAATACCTTGTGAATCTGCCGCCCCAAAAAAATATCTAAATTGTGATTTTTGTCTAATTACTACAGCATTAAGCGTATCAAGATCAATATCAAATACTATATCAGTAAAAATAGATTGAATATTTTTAGATACAGTTTCAAGATTAACATCTCCAATTTTTGCTGTACCTGCAATAGGACGTAAACCGTCTTGAGATAAAAATAATAAATCACCGCCTATTTCTATAACACTATCTGTAGCTAAACATCCTAAATCATCAGTAACAGTAGATAACACAAAATTAGCTGTTGCCGTACCAGATAATTTTTTAATACTATTTGAGCCAAATATAAATAATTCATTTCTAAATGATTTAATTGCAACTATAGAAAATCCTACATTTATAACTCCTGCCCCATTACCTGATGCAAAGTCTGTTTCTGCTAGTGGAGCACTATGATATAGTTTTGTTGGGTGTGCAGGATCACCTGCTAAAAATAAATGGTTTTGAAATATTGCAGAAAACTTAGGGTCTGTTGGTGCATCTGAGTGTGTAATCTGTGTGTACGTTGAACCATCATAAGTAGCTGCGGGATTTATACCATCTGTTAATACTACTTTTGGTGTTCCAAAATTAAGTCTAGAAAATCTAACTTTTGTTACACCTGTCATTGTAGGTGAACCAGAAGTAGTTACTTCAGACCAACCTACTTTTGTTGGGGTGCTTGTTAGCGTTGTGCTTGTACTAAAACCATCATCTGATATAGCATTACCATTAGTAAAAATATTCGTACCTGCAATTTTTCCAAAGTCAACTACTATTGTATTAGAATTTTTAGATATTAAAGTTCCTGTAATACTTGTAGCTGTAGTAGAATCACCTGCTGTGCCTCTTTCTGTTAAAGTTTCACCCACTGTTAAATTAGTGTCTGAAGTTACTGTAAAAGTATAGTAAAAACTCCAATGATGTAAATAGTTATTACCAGATGAAGGAGTTCTACAGGCAAGCACTCCTTGATTTATACCATTAGCTACACAAACTCCAAGAACACTTCCTGTTCCTGTAACTGTTCCAAAATCATTACTAAAACCATTTATTTTACGATAACCGCCAGTTACAGCAGGTTCATAGTTAATTAAACCAATAGCTGATCCAGGTTGTGTTTCACCTTGAGATAATACATCTCTACTAGTATTTAGCCCTCCTTGACAGAAAACTTTAAAAGAAGCTAAATTATCAACCATTAGATCACACTATTAAAGGTACTAGTATATGGACGATTAATTGCTGTTGAACGTACATATAAATTATCATCTAATAATATTCTACGCATAGATTTTATACCTTCTTCAAAATTATTTTGATGCATTGCTGCACTTTGCTCATTACTACGAAAACGCATAACAAACATAATAGCACCATCAACTATAACATGTTTAAATCTATCAGGTATAACTGTTGTATCTGTATGTGCTGTTAAATCTGCAGGAAAAGTAAAATAAACATATTCAACTTCATATGCTGCATCAGTAAGAGGAGTAATACCAAATTTTTCTTCTAACGTTTGATATACATATAATGGTTTACTTACACCATTTGTCTGATCACCTTCATCGTCTTGTGTACGATAATTTTGTAAATAATCATTATATGTTATTGTTCTAAGAGGTCTTGGTGTATTATCAAGCCCACTAGTTTTTTTTAAAAAGAACGAATCCCAATCAACAGTACCCATATCTGTAGGAAAATCATACGTTCTCTGGGCTGTTACTAATGTTTGAGTATTTGTTGTTTTTAAAAAAGGAAATTCTTGACCGTCTTGTATTATTAATCTTATACTGTTATTAACAGCATCTTTAACTAAACCCTGTACGTTACGCACAGTAGTAAAACCGTCACCTGCAGTATCTAAGGTAACTTCATTTAATCTTCTTAATGTATCATTTACAAGTGTAATATACGTAGTTGCCATTTAAATAACCTTTAAATAAGTCTAGAGGGGCAAGTTTCCCTGCCCCCCAGTTTAGTTTAATTACGCAAGCGTGTCACGATCTACTTCATCAGCAGTCATTTCACCTAAAGAACTAACGTCCATTAACACAGCGTAAACACGTAGTTCACCTGCAGTAAATGATGCGCCAGAACCTGCAAGAGTTACATCAAGTGTATCTGAAGAAGTAATAACAATATCACCTGCTACAGTTGCTGAAGGGGCATAAGCTCCATCAGACGCACCATCAATATCAAATGCAGCCACATACTCATTGTCATCTACAGCCGTACCTAAAATTGCGGTAGCGTCTGTACCAGAGTTCATAGTAGCAGAAGTTGTTACTTGAAGACCTGCAGCTATAATTTTAGTATTAGCAGGTATAGTAAGAGCCTGTACTACATCACCTGGGGCAATGCTGTTTGCGGTTAAGTCAATAGTTTGCTCAATCATGTAAGGCTGACGCCCACGTGAAGAACTCCCATGTGCAGGAGCTAGAGTTGCAGTAATAGTTGCCATTGTCTAATCCTCCCTTACGCTAAGTTATATGCAGCAGTTACAATTGCTTCAGGACGAAGAATTTTTCTGCCGTATAGATGCATACCACGAACAATATCAGCAAAGCTGTCAGGATCACGATATGTTTCAGTCTTATTAATCTGCTCTGCAGTTGCAATAGCAGAAGAATGACCTGCCACGATAATACCCATGTTTGAAGTATTCGGACCACCTGTTGTTCCTGGGCCAGTACCCAAAGATGGTAGATTATTTGAACTATAAACTTGGAAACCGTGTAGATTATTTACTACAAGACCATTTTGAAGTCCAGAGCCACCGAAGTCAGAATTTAATAGGCGAGAATCCTCGTCTTTTAAAACTTCAATAAACACTGGGTCTAATACAAGCCAACGACCTTGTGTGTCAACATTTTGTTGATCCATTAGTCGTGACATACGTGCAATAATTTGCAATGGAAATGCATTACCTGCAGTTCCAGATTTTGCAGCGGTTGCCCCACCTGCACGTGGTTCAATACCAATTGAATTGTTTGCTGAACCTGCTGATCCAGATGTGTTTGTAAAGTCAGATGCGTCTAGTGACATTGAAGCCAATAGTTCCGCACCAACTAAGTTAGAACCATCTGAAGCAGTGGAAACAGCTTTATCACCGTTCACTGTGGTATTTACTGCGCTTGCATTTGCATGAAGTGCAGCTTGTTTAAAACCAGATAGATACCCAAGAACTTCTTGGTCCATTTGGTCAGCTAGTCTATATGCAGCACGATCTGATGCAAGACTTTGAAAATTGACGTGGCTATGAGCCTCCTCAATATCATCGACTTTAAAAGCAAAATAGTTAGCTTTGTCAATAGTCAATGAAAAATCTTCATCATCTAAATCTTGTGGTGTAATAGTTGTACCACGTGCATATGATTTTACGGTGATTTCAGGTTCTTTAATAATTTTAACTGAATCACCCATTTGTGCAATCTCTCCAAAATAATCAGAGTTTGTGATTGCTTCAACAACAGATGCCTTGCGGAAAGCAAGCTGCACCTGTTTGGAATAGATTACTGGACTAAAATTACCATTAGGTAAATTGCCATAACCTCCTGCTTTTGAAAACGCCATTTGTTTTCTCCTTTTAATTAGCAGCAACAGATGCGAAACACACAGATATTCTACTGGAGGCTAGACATCGTAGGGTGCACAATTACAACACTTGGCCTTTGCATTGTACTTGTGGGCCATGAATTACTAGGTAAGTCCGTAAGCCACTGTTGTTTGCTTGGGGATATAGTTAGTGCAGGTATCCATCTCTACAGGGGCTGCACTAAACTACAATATATATAGTTATAACATAAATAACTATAATGTCAATACTTTTTATCTAGCTGATCCAGATAAATCGTATATAAAGTTGCCTGTACGAATAGCTTCCATTATCTCGTCAGAGTTTCTTTCGTATTCGACTGCAGACATTTTTTGTACATCAGACTCTTTGATCGCATTTCCCTGTGGATCAGACTGAGGTTTACTGCGTTCATTCCGTGTACCCACAGAACGTGCAGCATCTTTTGATGAAGCAGATTTTTTAGGTTTAATATTTTTATCTGCTTTATACAAATCAATTGCTCGTGCAGCAGACCTTGCATCTGCATCATTTTCATAAAGAGCTTCTTGTACCCACTTAGGTTGTTCTTCTGCCCATTCGTGAAAATCGTCACTGTCACGAATATCTACAAAATCAGGATGTAGTTTAAGTAATTCAACTTCAGCTTTTTCTCGTGTAGCTGTAGCTTTCATTTCATCTATTTCTTTTACACGTGCTTCAAGACTTTCTGCTTGTTCTCGTGCTTTTTTAATTGCAATAGTTTCTACTATACCTGCTACATCAGGATATTGTTTTGCCCATGCTTCAATATCTTCATCTGACTTTGGTAGTTTAATCTCACTTTTAGTAGACTGAGTTAGTTGTTCTTCTAATGCTTTGATACGATCTTCATATTCTTTTTCTTTTAATTGTTGATGTCTACGTAGATCACCATATCGTTTCTTAAAGCTACGTTCCTCTGCATTTTTAGGTTCTGTCTCTTTAGGTTCTTCAACCTGTTCTGTTTCACCTTTTTGTTCTGCGAGTAGTTGCTCTAACTCTTCTTCTTCTTTTTTTCTTTTTTCTTCATTAGTATACTTGCGATTTGCAAATGCTACTTTTTTTGGTGACTGCATTTCTTCAGCCATAATTTGTTGTTCTGACATTATCTGTCCTTTCACTAGGGCCACCGTAGCCATGTTGGATGGGGGATGGGTAGCTAGTCA